AAACTGTGAGGCTGTGTCCTTGAAAGGACATCCGTCACTCGAATGAATTGATCCGTCATTATAGGATCATAGTCTAAGGAAAGTCTTGCATAAGGCAAGCACATACCTATTAGGTCCTTTTCCACTTCGGTAAAGAACCCCAACATAGTATGACCCCAAATGAAAGGGTCTTTAAACAATGTACGAAGTTCGTCCGCGAACTTCTTATTCTTTTGTATGGTATATTCAAGTTTTCCTATACCAGGACAATGGTCATTCTGCCAGCCGACAAGGCTGCTCAGAAGTTCCTCATCCTCGAAGAGTAAAGCATGTAGCTTTATCTTCTTTTCTACCTGATCTGATGACAATCTATGACGATTGTTCAAGATTACATCATACATTCCAGTTGAAATACACTGGATAAACATTTGTAGAGCGAGGTTGTAGCATTGCTCTTCACTTAGCTCATTCACAAGGTGAATCTCTAAATGAGATACAATCCCAAATAACTTCTTTTTTACAAAGAAGTTCCACCCGGCACACGCTTGCTCTTCATTTGAAAAGTAAGGACGTATCAGTAACTCTCGGACATCTTGCCCAGAGATATCTAAATATTTGTACTGTGATAACCACTGTACTACTTGAAATTTCTTTTCGACGGTATCGTCGGTAAAGAACAACTTATGTGGGATTCTACTCAATAGTAGACCCTCACCCCAGACCTGCTTGTTATATTCAGCACGGTATAAAAGATCTGAAGGAAAAGAAATCATTCCCTTCTCACCCATAGGATGAACTCTGAAGCCTGCTTCACGAGTTAACTTATAATAAGTATCGAGGAAAATCTCATACTCATTAATTGGTAATGCAAGGGCGTTATCGTCCCCATGTACTGTAAAATATTCAGAAGGATCTCTATCCTCCCAACCTAGTGCCTTCATCGTACAACGTAGGATGAAGTTATGCGGATAAGTCAGCCCAACTGCAAAGTTGGACCTGGTACCACATTTAATACCAGAGCGCTGTACATACGGCTGCTCATACTGGTAAGTGTTATGGTTATTATCTATACCATAACGTCTAAATATACCCTCTCCAGAATGAATCCGGAGGAGGGACTCTGCACATTCTTCTCGGAATAGTAATTTCCAGAAGTTAATAAGGAACTGATGTGAAATATAATCAGTTGAAGCCTTCATATCGGTACAAATTAGTACTCGATTGTCACTCCTCTTGAATGATCGGATAAATTCCGTCCCATCATGACCAGCAGAAGGAAATGTGGTATCACATTTCACTACATTAGAAAGAGTATGTTTACACATATTCTCAAAATAAGAGCCACGATCTTGTCGACCGTTGCAATTCATATGGATTAACCGGCGTCCTCTTGAGGACGTTTTCGGTACACTAATAGTGGTACTTACCCTTTCGGTAAGACCCTCCATAGGGATATCAGGGTATAAAGACTTATACCCAATGACGCTATCAATAGAATCTGTATAATCAGATTCTGCTGCTGAGAAAAGAAGACCAATATTTGGTACATTCTTTCCTTTCCATATGAGACTAGACCCACTGGAACTAGTTGAATACCATGCATCGTCAATCGTCCAAGGATGATTGTACATGTAGCCATCATGAGATCGACGGACTTGTTTAAAGTCCTCGATATACTTGGGGGGTTTAGGCAGACGCATATCTTGCGCTACCTCTTCCATAATATGTGCTAAGTAACTATCGTTACTCCAGCAATCCTCTGTGTTTGCAGCAGCAAGAAAATCTTCCTCTGCAGCAATAATCTCTTCGGCTGTCATATTGACGGATTCGAAAATATATGCCTCTGACTGAGCAATCAGACAGATAAGGTAGATATCCTCAGGACGAAGACATCTTTCTCTGAGTGATTCCAACACCATATAGTACAAATATTTGTACATATGTGGATTATTTGTGATATTAATAATTAAATTAATATCCTCTTGTGATTCAGTAGGATCGTAACCTACAACATACTTTGAGAAGCGAATTTTAAAATTCGACTTAATCAGTTGATAGTCCTTGGTCACTGGAGCAAGGACATAACCCTTGTGAAGGAGAACAATTATCTCCTGACAGAAATCAGCAAGAAGCGCAGCTCGCGCTTTACTTGCTTTCATCATGGCAGGGAGTTGAACCTCTTCTGCTTGATTAACATATTGAGCAAACTCAATATGAAACTTGGTTAGCAAGGTTTGAACCTTGAACTTAAATGGCCCATCCGGCAAAAAGCCTTGGGTTAGCCAGTACTCAATGGAATTAACCATTGACTTTGGAAGTAATTCATCGTTAAAACGAGAAGATTTCCTTTTTGGGTATGACATAATCATACCTCCTTCCCTAGATAGCATAGTAAATCACTATGAGATACCACGCTTTCGCAGAATGGCAAAGCCATACTGGTAGCGAACCACAGTTCTTGAAGATTTAATTATCTTCCTGAAGATAGAGTAGACGTAGGATTTAATCCACCGGGGTGAAATACCCCTTAAGTAGGAAAATCCGAGTCGCCGCACTGC